GCCATGTTCATCCTGCTCTGTGGTACGGGTGTCGGCTTTTCAGTGGAATCTAAGTACACCAACAAACTGCCGGACGTGCCAGAGCGCCTGTTTGACTCACAGCACGTCATCAACGTGCACGACAGCAAAGAAGGTTGGGCCAAGTCATACCGCCTGCTGTTAGCCAACCTGTACGCCGGCGAAATCCCAAAGTGGGACGTGAGCAAGGTGCGCGCCGCAGGCACGCCCCTGAAGACGTTTGGTGGCCGTGCGTCTGGCCCAGAGCCACTGGTTGACCTGTTCCACTTCACAATCAAAATCTTCAAGGCCGCACAGGGCCGCAAACTCAACACGCTTGAGTGCCACGACCTGATGTGCAAGATCGGTGAGGTTGTTGTGGTGGGTGGCGTGCGCCGCTCTGCCATGATCTCTTTGTCCGACCTGAACGACGAGCGTATCCGCCACGCCAAGTCTGGCAACTGGTGGGAGACAGCGGGACACCGAGCACTGGCCAACAACAGCGCAGTGTACGACGTCAAGCCCACTGTGGGCACGTTCTTGGAAGAGTGGACGTCGCTGTACAACAGCCACTCTGGTGAGCGCGGTATCTTTAACCGTGAGGCCGCCAAGGCCGCTGTGGCCAAGTACGGCAAGCGTGACCCCAACTACGAGTTTGGCACAAACCCCTGCAGTGAGATCATTCTGCGCCCCTACCAGTTCTGTAACCTGACAGAGGTTATGGTGCGTCCTGAGGACACACTGGATAGTTTGAAGCAGAAGGTGCGTATGGCGGCCATTTTAGGCACCATACAGGCCACGTTCACACACTTTCCATACCTGCGTAAGGTCTGGCAACGCAACACCGAGGAAGAGCGTTTATTGGGTGTGTCTTTGACCGGCATTTATGACCACAAGGTTATGAGTAACACAAGCGGTGCTGAGTTGTGGTTGCCCCAGTTGCGTTTGGTTGCTGAAGAGGCCAACGCTGAGTTTGCGGACCTGCTTGGTATCCCACGCTCAACAGCTATTACAGCCGTTAAGCCCAGCGGCACTGTGAGCCAGTTGACAGACACAGCAAGTGGCATTCACCCACGCCACTCGCCCTACTACATCCGCCGCGTGCGTGGTGACATGAAGGACCCACTGTCACAGTTCTTGGTTGCCCAAGGCATCCCCAACGAGCCATGTGTGATGAAGCCCAACAACACGATTGTGTTCAGCTTCCCACAGAAAGCGCCGGAGGGTTTGACCACACGCGACGACATTGACGCGATTGACCACTTGGGTCTGTGGCTGACGTACCAACGCCACTGGTGTGAGCACAAACCCTCTGTGACCATCTCGGTCAAAGAGAGCGAGTGGCCCAAGGTGGGTGCGTTTGTCTGGGACCACTTTGACGAAATGTCTGGTGTGTCGTTCTTGCCCCACGATGGCGGCACGTACAGACAGGCGCCCTACGAGGAGTGCACCAAGGAAGACTACGACCAACTGTTGGCACAAATGCCAGCAATCAACTGGGCCGCGTTTGCTGAGAACACAGACAACGTGGAAGGCGCTCAGACCTTGGCTTGCACCGCAGGCGGTTGCGAGATATAATTGAATTGGGGCCGAACAGGGTGTCGGACTCGGGGGGTTCCCCGTGATGATCAGCCGTAGCCGTTAGTAGGCCCCACCTTATACTTAAAAACGATGACTGAATACTTAAAAACCACGACTGTATACTCAAAGGACAACTGTCCTGCGTGTGTATTAGTCAAGGCCCGATTGCATAATCAGGGTGTTGAGTTTAAGGAAGTAAAAATTGGAAGGGACATTACTGTCGAGGCGTTCAAGGAACAGTTTCCAAACGTGCGCACGGTGCCCCATGTTGTTGAATCAGGAGAATGAAATGAAAGACAAATTGTTAAAAATTTGTGAGGGTGTTCTTGGCGCCTTTACCATGTTGGTTGGGTTCTTGTTTGCCTGTTACTTGGTGTTCATAGGCGTGGGCCTGTGGGGCCACCTGCACATGTACGCACTGAGCGCATACAAATGAACGACGTGGTTAACAGGCCGCCTCACTACACTGAACACCCGTCGGGTATTGAGTGTATCCAAGTCACTGAACACATGGGGTTTAATCTAGGTAACGCGATTAAATACATCTGGCGTTGTGACTTGAAGAAAGACGCCATTGAGGACTTGAAGAAGGCCAAATGGTACATTGAACGCGAAATTGATAAGCGCACAAAATCTATGTTATAGTTTCGGTGTGTTTCATGGTGAGTCCTTGGTTGGACTTTTAAGCAGGGAGGGAAACCTCTCTGCTCTTTTTTAACGCAGATTCGTCTGCATGCCTTAGGAGCAGTTATGTCAGTTCTTTCAATCGACTTCGAGACCCGTAGCAAGATCGATCTCAAGGTCCACGGCCTTGATGTTTATTCATCCTCCCCCACAACAGAAATCATTTGCATCGCCGCAGGTTTTACCGCGGACGACGTGCAGGTGTGGACGCCAGACCAAGTACCCCAGTGGGTATTGGACCATGCGGCGAATGGTGGACTAATCGCCGCATGGAATGCGTCGTTTGAGCACCACATTTGGAACCGCGTAGGCGCCCGCTTTGGGTGGCCTGAGATTCAATGGGAGCAACTGGTTGACTCCATGGCCATAGCGGCCGCAAACAACATTCCCCAAGACTTGGATACTGCCGGCGATGTAATGCAGGCAGACTTCCAAAAAGACAAGCGCGGCAAGAAGCTCATTCAATTGTTGAGCAAGCCCAAGAAGGACGGCACGTTCAACGAGGACCCAGTGCTCGTGGCTGAGATGCTTGAGTACTGCAAACGAGACGTGCAGACCGAGTTGGCCATTGTGGCCAAACTGCGCCCGCTGTCCGCCGTTGAACAGGCGGTGTGGGTGGCCACACAGAAGATCAACCAACGTGGCGTCCCTGTGGACCCTGTTGAATTAAGCAACGTGATCAACTTGGTGCATCGCGAGATGGATCAGATTAACATTGAGATTACCAAGCTGACCGGCGGCATCGAGGTGTCTAAACGTGAACAGCTACTCAACTGGTTCCGCTCTAAAGGCGTGCCGTTGACTGACATGCAGGCCGAAACAATTGAGAACGAGGCCAAGAAGACCCACACCGACCCAGATGTTAACAAGGTGCTCAAGTTGCGCTCTGAGGGTTCTAAGACGTCTGTCACCAAGTTTATCAAGATGGCGGACGTGCAGGTGGGTGGGCGCATTCGTAACGGTCTGGTGTACCACGGTGCCTCCACGGGCCGTTGGGCCAGTCGTGGTATCAACCTGCAGAACATTGCACGCCCTGCGCTGTGGATGAAGGACCAAGACATTGCAGACGCTGTGCAGATCGGTCTGGAGTATGGTGGCTACTTGGCCATGAAGGAGCGCTTTGGTGACCGCGTGATGGACGCGTGCTCGTCGATTGTGCGCAACGCCATCAAGGCGCCAGAGGGGTACACCTTTGTGGACGCGGACTTGTCATCGATCGAGAACAGGGTGGCGTCTTGGATTGCGGGCCAGAACGACAAGGTGGAGTTGTTCCGCCAAGGTCTGGATGAGTACAAGACGTTTGCGTCAACAAGCCTGTACAAGGTGCCGTACGAGGAGGTGACCAAGGACATGCGTCAGGTCAGCAAGTCTGCTGTGCTCGGGTGTATGTTTGGGCAGGGCGCAAAGGGCCTTGTGGCCTACGCTGAAGGCATGGGGGTGATGTTGGACCTAGGGCAGGCAGAGAACGCTGTGAACGCGTACAGGCTGTCTTACGCCAAGGTGAAGAACTGTTGGTTCTTGATGGGCCAAGCGGCCATCGACGCCATAGGGGAGCAGGGACGCGCTTTTAAGGCCGGCAAGGTGACATTCAAGGTAGCTAAAGGCGCGCTGTGGATGCAACTGCCTAGTGGCCGCCTAATTTGTTGGCAAGCCCCTGAGGTCGTTCAGGAGTATACCCCATGGGGTAAGTTGGCTGATGTTGTTTATGTCACTAGCCAGAACACTTTCACCCGCAAGTGGGGGCGTAATAAGCTCATTGGGTCTAGCATCTTCCAGTCCTCTGTTCAAGGAACCGCAAGAGATTTTCTTGCCGAGGCTACGCTTGAACTGGAGGGTAAAGGCGTGTCGGTGATTAACCTGATCCATGATGAAATTCTTTCGTTATGCCGTGTAGAAGACGCGAAACAAACTGAAGAATTGGTGATGAAGTCGTTGACCACACCACCAAGTTGGGCGGGAGATTTCCCGCTTGCGGCAGAGTCTTGGATCGACACACGCTACCGCAAATAAGGGCGAAGAGGGGGGTGGTTTGGTAGCCACTCTTCTCCCCCAAGCCTATAAGTGTGTCAAACCACCCTTGGCGTAGTTCACGCCGTACTTGGTTTTTAGTCGTGGATCTTTCCACGATGTTTTCTCTACGTCACGGGCCAACACCAGTGGGCCGGCCTGAATCTTTTCGGCCGCGCTCCACACGGGTTGCATGTCGGCCTTGTCGTAGAATTGTGACCCGCGGTATGGGTTCATACCGATCTGGCGCCATGAGGGGTCCTGTAGGGCCTCTGCAAGCATCCTGCGGACCTCGTCGTCCTTGGTTGTCTGTTGGTTGCCCATCATCATGGCAAACGGCCCTTTATCTGAACCCTCTTCAACCGACAAGGGGGTCAACCCTTGGGGTCTGGTTCCAAGGCCCACGCGAATAGCCTTGTTGGGATCAGACTGAAACTCCACGTTTTTTAAATGGCCTGTGTGGCCGTAGCCCATAGGCTTGCCTGCAGGGTCGTGCATTGTGTCAACGTACACGCCATAGCGCTCGTACGCTGGGATGTCAAGGCGGTTACCCACGCGCATGCCCTCTGGCACTTGCAGGTTCAAACCCAGAATACCTTTGTTGACTTTGTTTGAATCCAGTGCAGACACAATGTCAATGTCAGAGTGCGCTTTTGGCAACTCAGTCAAAGGGCGAATTGGCCTGCGCTCGTTCATAATACGCAGGTAGTCGGCCTGTGAAATCTGGCCTTTCATGTACGCTTCAAGCGCTTGGGCCAGTTGTGGGTCCTGTTGCTGTTTGAACGGCACCGCATTGGCCTTGCGCCATGCGTCAATCTTCTCAGGCGTCAGCTTGAGCATGTCATACGCTGATTCAGCAATACGTGTAAGCACGCCTGTACGGCCGCCCTTATCGTAGTGTGGCACACCAGTCAGGCCACCCTCTGCATAGCCTGCATCTTCGGCCATGGTAATGTAGTCTTTGCTGATAAGTTGTGGTCGTTTTGGATAAGAGAACCACGCGTTGCCGTGGGGCTCCATGCCAATACGTGGCTTGATCTCGTTGTACCAGTCACGCACAGCGATGCTCTGTGGCACCGCGGGGAACTGCACTTGCTTGTCTTCGCCTGTTACTTTCCAACGATAGTCAGGGTGCAACACATCGTCGGTGTACTGTGCAGGCACATTATCTACGCTGAACAAACGAGTACCCACTGCGCTTGTAGGCGCGCCCCTAGTAAACGGGTCTGCGTGGTCTTCTAAAATGTTTGCATACTGGGGCACAGTCGCGGGCTTGCGTGTTCCAAGGCCCATGCCAAGGAGGTCGCCCATGGCCTTGCGACCCTCAAACGTGTCTCCGGCAATCGCCCTAACAGCGTCCTTGTCCATGATGTTAAACTTGTCCCTAAACGGCAGGTCTTTTAATGTGCCTGTTGTCTTGGCCTTGTTCTGAATGACTTGGTTGATTCTTTCAATCTGTTCCGGTGTTACTTGGCCCGAGGCTTGGTTTTTGTAGAACGTATCAAGCACGTCGTTGAACACGGTTTTATTAGACCGGTGTTGATCTGGTGCACCAATGTAGTTGGTGTTGATCATAGGACGACCATTAAACTCTCTAGCGGATTGAATAAGCCTGTTTGCGGCCTCTTCGCTGTCATTCATCCACACAGCCTTGTTGGCCGAATGGATTGGGTTGATGTTCTGAAAGTTAGGAAAGCCTGTGCCACCCCAACGACCACCATGAACACCCTGCCTGTCAGACATGTGCACACCAAGGTAGTGGTCTTGGTAGGGCCTGATAGCCTCACTGAATTTTAATTGCTGTGTTGGCTTTGGTGCAAACTTTGCAATCTCTTCGGCGGATGGCATAACCAACTGGCCCGGAGGTTGACCAAACGCGCCGGCAATTTTACCCACTACTTTTTTTGCAAGGCCCGTGCGACCGCCGCCGTCAAAATGCTCAACGGCGGACAGGCCGCCGTCCGACTTTTTTATTGCACCACCTTTTTTATACTTAGGTGGTTCACCCGTTGGTTGCAACACCGACTTGGTTTCGTCTTCTGTTTTAAAGATGTCGTACAGTTTTTGTGCACCCGCACCCAGTGCACTTGTGAGCGCGCCTGCAACTTTAGCTTTAGGGTTAGGGGCAAACGTGGCGCCTGCACCCGCGGCGCTTAAACCAGCCAAGGCACTTCCTGCGTAGTCGCCCTGTGCGGCGCGTTGTGACATGTCGTTAACCTGTGCACCAACCATACCGCCCGCAACCGTGTTAGCCAGTTGGCCGGGACGTGAACCAAAGTTAATTGGTTTGGGTTGTGCTACAGGCAAACCACCAGCAACGGGTGGTATGGTAACGGGGGCAGGCAACACCTTGCTACCTTGACCCACAGTGTTGGGCAGTGCGATTAACGAGTCAGGTGTCGCAGGAGCCATGTTGGGGTACATGGCCTGCGCCTTGGCCAGACGTGCGCGCATCTCTGGCTCTATTGCACCCATAGCGGCTTGACTGGGTTGGTTGGCTAAACTCTGGGCCAACATTTGGTTGTGTTGGTTAACGTTCCAGTTGTCTTTGCCTGTGCCAAACATCGGCGCTTTGTTTGCCGCGCTTGCGGCGGCCTGTGCTTGTGCCTGCGCCTCTTTAGCGGCGCGGTCCGCGGCAATTTGAATGCGCATTTGGTCCATGCGCTTTTTGCTCATTGGTTTGTCGGGACCAAACGCAAAACCTGCGGCGGCACCGGCACCGCCGGCCATGACGTCAGAAATGTCACGCTGACGACCAAAACCTTGTGCAGGTGCTGTGGTGCCTGCAAGGCCTGTAAGGTCTAACGGCTCAACATCATCTAGTTCAATGTTGAATTTACTTTTAGCCTCTGTTGCGGGAGGATTTTTAACAACTGAAGTATTTGGGGTAGCCATACCTGCGTATCCTTTAACTTTCTGAATGTGGTTTAGCGCGGCAGGACTAGCTTGCCCTGTTGAAAAATAAGCGCTGTTAGGGCCGTCGTGGTAAGCAATCAAAGCTTTGTCCACGTCGCCTTCGTATTTATCAAGCATCTGCTTCATGTACCTGACGCCACCCCGAATGTTTTCCATTTCGTTGTAGCGGTTCACACCCATGTCTTTGGCGGCCGCTTTACCAAGCATCATCACACCAGTGGGCCCTGTCTTAGACTTTTTGCTTTGATCAAACCCACTTTCTTGCATGGCCATGCCGTATGCTAATTCCGCAGGCACGCCCTGTGCCTTTGCTTCCGCAATCACGCGCTGTGCTGTAGCGCGTTGTTTTGGGTTAAGCGATTCAAGCCCAGTCATCGTGCAGGGTCTCCGGGGTACACTGCGTCAGTGATACCAAACGTTTTAGCGGTGCGGTAGAACTGGTTGCGTTGCATGTCAGCCAACTCTTTACTAGACTTGTATTGTCTCCAAGTCATACCTGCGTTTTTCATGTCGTTCCACAAACGGTCTTGGTCCATCTTGTTGCGTGACTCAAGTTCTGTGGCTTTGGCCATACGCATTAAGTTAGCAGGCGACATGCGGTTAACGTTACCCACCGCGGTGTCAATCAGCTTACGCTCGTTCTCTGTCACAGCGCCTTGGCCTTCAAACACCTTACGTGTGTAGGCAAGCTTTAAACCCTCTACGTCTTTGGCTACGCGAATGTACGCGTCCATAATTTTGGGGTCTTTGGCTTTCGGGTCCATCTTAACAACAGCCTCAACAAAACCGGGGGCGTTTATTGAACCTAATTGGCCAACTTGAATACCTTGGTCAATCAAGCCAAAGAACGCAGACTGTGCGCCACCACCAGCAAGTTTGCCCAACAAACTGCCCGCTGTGCGAATATCTTTTTGCATGTTCTGAGCAACCATTGAATTGGTTTTAGCTTCTTTGACTTCCGCACTGTGAGTCTCTAGTTCTTTTGCGGCGGCTTCAGCATTTTTCTCTGCTTCTCTTGTTTGGCCGGCAATGTCAACGCG